ACTACGACCTGAGCAACGTAGACTTCTTCCCGACAGTCTACGGCACGGGCACGACAGAGCAGGATCTTTCCATGCTGGCGGACCTGCAGGCGTCCCGGCAGAACGTGGTGGAACTGCCGTCCATCGGCGGCGGTGGAACCTCTGGCGGAAACTCCGGCGGATCTGGCGGAGGCGGGAGCGCAAGCTACCAGCGCACCTACACCAGCAGCTCCGGCAACACCTACGTCTATGCACCGAACTTCACGGTCTATGGCGGCATGAGTGCGGACGAACTCCGCGAACTGCTGGATGAAGGCTATGAGAAGTTCTGCGAGTACATGGAACAGTACGAACATGAAACGAGGCGCAAGAACTATGGCACTTGATTACACAACGAAGTCCGGCGACACATGGGACCTGATTGCGCTGAACGTGTACGGCAGTGAGCTGAAAGCCGACTGGCTGATGCAGAACAACCCTGAACTGATCCACATTGTCCGGTTCGATTCCGGCACTGTGCTGTCAACGCCTGAACTGCCTGAAGAAAAGAGCGGCGACCTGCCGCTCTGGAAAGCAGGTGTGTGATGGTGCTGACAGCAGTGAGACCCAAAGGCCGCGAGGCGGCGATTCGGCTGGAATACGAAAAAACCGATATTACAGACCGGATCGAGAATGATGTGGAGAGTTTCCATTACACGGATGTGGCTGCATCCCAGAGCGACAGCATGAGCATTACCATCAATGCCCGCGACAGCAAGTGGAAGAACGCATGGATGCCGGAGAAGGGCGTAAAGCTCTATCCGACCATCGTAGTCAAAAACTGGGGAATCGGCGGTATCGGAAACTACAACCGCGATTACAGCGCCGAGTGCGGCGCGTTCGTGCTGGATGATCTCGATTTTTCCGGCGCGCCGGACAAGCTGACTATGGGCGGCGTGGCGAAACCGAACGACAGCAGCTTCAGCGAGAGAAACCGTACATTCACATGGAAGAAAACCAGCGTGAAGAAAATTGCAGAAGCCATTGCAGGGCGGTACAAGCTGGAACTGAAGTTTGAAGGCGACGACCACGACATTGATGCAAAGGAGCAGGACGCTACGGACAGTGCGTTTCTGCAAGACCTGTGCAAAGATTATGGCCTGGTCATCAAGGTCTACGCATCGAAGCTGTGGGTGTATGACCGGGAAAAGTACAAGGAAAAAGCGGCGGCCTGGACGGTATACGAAGAGGCGCAGCCGCTGAATCCGAATGCCCTGTGCATCGAACCGGGTAGTTTTAAGTGGAACACCAAACTGACCGGGACGTACACGGGCGGCGTGTATACCTACACCAACAAAAAGAAAAAGATCAACATCAACGTCAAGGTGGGCACGGAAGAACGTCAACTTAAACTCACCAGTAAGGTGAACAGTGAAGCGGATGCGAAGGCAAAGTTGGTGGCGGCCATCAAGAACGCCAACCACGGTGCAACGACCATCAGCTTCACGATTCCGGGCTACCCGGCGGGCGCATCGGCGCAGTGCATCAATCTGGTGGGCTACGGCAAAATGGCGGGAAAATACTTCATCGACGAGATGGAGCACATCTTCTCGCCGTCCAGCGGTTACAAAACGCAGGTCAAGGCCAGCAAAGTAGAAAAGGGGGATTTCACATGAGCAGCGAAGTGCGGCTTGGAAATGTAAGTTCCATTGACTACGAAAATGGTCTGTGCGAAGTAACGTACCCTGACCGGGACGATACCGTGACGGAAATGGTGCCGATGCTCTCAAACCGGGAATATCGGATGCCGGAAGTGGACGATCTGGTAGTAGTGCTGCATCCGGGCGATAGCCCGGAGGACGCCGTGGTGCTGGGAACGATCTGGAACGAGAAAATCAAACCTGTCAAGGGCAAAAAGAAAGTATTCCGCAAGGAATACTGCAACGAGGATGGAAAGGCGTACCGGGAGTTCGACGCAAACACAAAGGAACTGCTGGACTTTGTGGACGGGAAGAAGATCCTGAAAGCCAAGAGCCTGGAAATCAAGATCGGCAGCGCTACCGTGACCATCAGCGAAAGCGGAAGCGTGAAGGTGGATTCCCCGGCGGGCATCGAGATCAAGACGTCCGGTGAGTTGAAGTTGAGCGCAACGACGCTGACGGCCAGCGCGGCCACGGTGAATATTACGGGCGGCGGCGGGGATGTGACAGTTTCCGGGAAGTCGCTCGTGAATCACACGCACAACGGAAACCTCGGAAAACCGACTACTCCGCCGCTGTAAGGAGGTGCGGGAATGTATGTAGGAGTTTTTGGCGATGTGATCTTTTCCGTAGGCCATCTGCGGACGCTCACCCCATCCAACTTCAAAGGAAAAATCGGTGCGAACTGGGCCGAGCATGAAGTGCTGAAAGGAAAAGCAAAGCCGGAGTTCCTTAACCCAAAGCTGCGGGAATACACATTCGACATTCTGCTTGATTCCAGCCTTGGCGTAAATCCAAGCAGGATGAAGAATCGGCTGGCAGAAATGGTGGAAAGCGGAGAACTGCATTACCTGATTATCGGGTTTGCGCCGGTTTCCAAGAACCGCTTCCGCGTGACCGATGTAAGCGAAGCTTGGAACGTTGTGTTGAAACATGGACTGCTGACGCAGTGCATGGTGAGCCTGACCATAAAGGAGTACACATGATCGACATAAGCAGTACGATGCTTGAACTGTCCAACGACAGGGCGACGCAGGAAGAAGCACAGGACGTTGCACGCTGTCTCCGCACGCTGTACTGCACCCCTGTGGGCAGCTTGGAAGGCGACCGCTTGCTTGGCATAGATCCAAGCGTGTTCCTGGACAAGCCGATTGCGGTGGCAAAGGGTCTTTATGTGGCAGAGATCACGGAAAAGACCGCAGCCTTTGAGCCGCGGGCACGGGTGGTGCGTGTGGACTGGGTGGAGGATGATGCGCTGCACGGAGCAGTGACCCCGAAGGTGGTGTACGAACTTGTCTAAGATCAAAGAATTTGAAAACATCCCCGATATCAGCGTTGATGGCGGGGAAACTCTGGAAGAAGCGACAGCCGAGTGCAAAGCCTTGTTTGAGAAATACAACATGGAACTGTACAACGGCGAGGTATCGCTGGCACAGTGCGCAGAAGCGCGGATGGTGCTGCTGGTGCTGGCTTATCGTTCTCACCATACGATAGAGTACAGCACGGCTTGCCTGAAAGCGGAGCTGCTGCCGACAAGCACCGGGCCGAATCTGGACAACCTTGCACCCATGGTGGGCGTGGAGCGCATGGAGGCGGGCAAGGCAACGGCAGTAGTGCGGTTTACGCTGTCTGCGGTGAGAACCAGCGCTACCAGCATCCCGGAGGGCACGCAGGTGCGCACCGGGGAAAAGCAGTATTTCAAGACCACGAAGTACGCGGAGATCCCGGCGGGCGAGATGTCGGTGGATGTGGAGGTGCTGGCGGACGAGGCAGGCAGCGGGAGCGATGGCATTATTGCCGGAGAGATCAACACGCTGGTTGACCCCATTCCCTACATTGCCTCCGCCCAGAACACATCAACCAGCACCGGCGGAACGGATACGGAAGGCGACGATTCTTTCACCAGGCGCATCCACTACGCCCCGTCTATCTTCTCCATTGCGGGACCGGCAGATGCCTATGAGTATTTCGCAGAAAGCTGGCGCACCGACGTATCCGGCACCAAGATCATCTGTGAGGAAGGATACACGATCCACATCTACTTCCTGATGGATGGAGGACGGCTGCCGACAGAGGAAGAATGCCGGGGCATGGAGGACTATTTCACCACGGTAAAGAAGCCGATGGGCGATCTGGTGCTCTGCCATGCCCCGCAGGAAGTGCCGTATGACATCAACCTCACCTACTACATCGCATCCAGCAACACCAAGAGCGCCGTAACCATTCAGGAGAATGTGGAAAAGGCGGTGCAGGCGTATGAAACATGGCAGAGGAAGATCGGCAGAGACATCGACCCGGCGGAACTTATCATGCGGGTACGGGAAGCCGGGGCAAAGCGTCCGAAACTGACGGGGCCTGTTGACACCAAGGTGACGGAAACGCAGGTGGCAAAGCTGAACAGCAAGAAAATCACCTACGGAGGTATCGAGGATGACTGATCTGTGGGGAACCGGACTGATTGAGGGCTTGCCCCCGGCGGTTGCGGATGAACCGTGGGTCCGCATCATGGATAAGGTGTACCGCGAACGGCACCAGCGGGAAATGGAAGCGGCAGAGCTGATCCATATCTACACGCAGATAGATTCGCAACCGGAAGAGATTCTGGATGTGCTGGCCGTGCAGTTCAAGGTGGACTGGTACGATTCCAATTATCCGCTGGAAGCCAAGCGCAGCATCATCAAGACGGCGCTGGAAGTCCGGCGCTACTACGGCACGGACTGGGCGACCCTGAAAGCAATATCTGCAATCTATCCCCGGTCGGAGATAGAACAGTGGTACGACTACGGCGGTACACCCGGTCATTTCCGCGTGATCTGCTCTGTGGACGGAGCACTCATTCCGGTGAAGCGCCGGGAAATCCGGCGAAGCGTGAACATCTACAAACGCATGACCGCCCATCTGGACAGTCTTTACCTGCAAGTGCAGGCAGGGATTGAGATAGAGTGCGAGTTTTCCTCGCTGGTCTACCGGGTGCCCTATGCAAGTGAGACGATGTATGCCGGCACATGGCCGAGAACAACGACCCATGCGGGCATTGCAGATGGAGAACTTGAAGTGGAAACGGAAGGAAGCGCAAATGCGTTCCGGGTGGAAACGGCGGGCACGATCCCGTACCGGACGACCCATGCCGGAATCATGGATGCAGATCTGAACGTGGAAACGGAAAACACCGCGGCGATGTTGGAAACGCCCTACACCAGCGAAAACCTGCAGGCGGGCACATGGCCGAAGAACACGACCAAGGCGGCGCTGAGCGAAGCCGACATTACGGTGGAAGCGGAGCAGCAGTCTGCCAGGTACAAAGTTGAAACGGCTGGCACTGTCCCGGACAGGACGACGACAGCCGGTATCTACGATACGGATGTGACAGTTGAGACGGAAACGGAGGTGCACAACATGGAAGTAGCGATGGCAGGCACAGAAACCTGCGCCAGCAGCATCCCGGCGGTACTGGATGAACCGGTACTCGACGTGGACGTTGAGGTCACTGTTACCAAGTTCAAGGGCAAGCGCAGCGGCGAAGAGCCGTTTGTGCAGTAATGAAGGGAGGTGAAAAGACTATGGCAATGACAAGTTACGCTCTGGATCTGTACAAGGACTACACCAAAGTCCGCGTGGCGCTGGGCCGGTATAAGGCAGGCAGCACCTACAAGACGGTGCCCATCGACAGCGTGGAGACTTTGAAGGATGGCCGTCTGGCATTCTTCATGACGATCCCGCCCGGCGATTCCACCGGTAGCACCGTGACGGAGGTCGCGCTGCTGGACACCAGCAAGCAGGTCATGTACACCAAGACGCTGATCGGCAATGAACAGATCGAGTTCGAGGCTGACGACGAAGGCGCACTCCTGCGTGTTGCGCTGAACTTCAGCAGCGCGGACAAGACCGCCGACCAGAGGAACGCAAAGGGATAAGGAGGACACCCTATGTACAATTTCAAAAACTGGGTGGACAGAGTGACCCAGTTCGTGAACCGTTTCAAGGAAACGGACAATGCCGACGGTTCCATTACCCATGAGAGAGTGGACGGCGAGGTGCTGAAAACCGGCACCTCCCAGAGCGCCGCAAACTTCAACAACATGGAGGGTGGCATTCTGGAAAACAGCCTGCTGCAGGCCGAGGCTACCCGTGTACTGAAAGAGCATGGACGCGACATCGAGGCTATGACCGGCGAGATGCACACCATCTATCTGTACAACACCGCGAAGTACCCGGCCAACAACAGCAAGAAAACAATCGCCCTGAAGCAGCCCCGCAACAATACCGATTACATCATTGCGACCCGTGTTGCTTCTGCTGTGATGCCCAACGGCGTGGCGATTGACGGCGACCCGGCTGGCACAGCGGGCAACGTCATCATCACGGACAAGCTGCTCAACGGATTCAAAATCGCTTACACCGGCATTGCCAAGGAAGTGACGCTGGAAGTTGAGATTCAGGGCGGCATGATTCCCGCGCCGGAGTATGAGGACGGCGTGGCCCCGACCGGGGAGTAAGGAGCAGACCATGGCAAATGTGATCGTGAAAAGCGATGAACGCATCGCATACGAAGCCCAGGTGGCAGAAAGTTTCGGCTGCCGGGGCAACATCAGCGCAGAACAGCGGGAGCAGGCAGAGATGATCGCTGCAAAGACCCGCGAGATCTGCCGCGATAACCACATGAACGGAGGGTATTAAGTTATGATTCAGGTGATCGAGAAAAATGAAGGCACCAAGCTGAACTATGAAGTGGTGGGCACCAGGCTGTTCCTGGGCGATGACGAGATCATGGTGAACCTCGCCAAGTATGAGAAGGACGAGCCTGTGCACATTGACGTTGTGCGCAACTGGGATGGCGCACTGGCTACCTCCATTGGCAAGAGCGATGACCTGTCCTATGCGGCACAGATCGACATTCCCGCCCGCGCTTACACCGAGAAGGTGGAAAAGGTGCCCGCCATGGGCGGCGATGGCGAAGTGGAGCAGACCACGAAGGTGCCTGTGAAGTTCGACATTTCCCGCTGCACGCTGACCCTGTGGTCTATCGACTAAGTGAAAGGAGCAAAGAACTATGACTAATTTTGCTGACTTCAAGGCTGCCATTGAGGGTATCTCTGGCGGCAAGAACACAGTCCTGCTGGACAAGTTCGGCCTGCCGTCTGTGGTGGTGCCCATCAACAAGCTGACCTACAAGGACGTGGGCGTGGGTGATGATACCGTGCTGCCCGCATTCAAGCTGGACGGCGTGGAGAAGCCCTACTTCTGCATCGGCAAGTATCACGATACGCTGGTGAACGGCGTGCCCTGCAGCCTGCCCATGCAGACCCCGGCGGTCAATGTGAACTTTGATACTGCGGTGAGCCAGAGCCGCAGCAAGGGTGAGGGCTGGACGCTGGCTACCAATGCCATGTATGCGGCTATCCAGCTGTGGTGCCGCGCCAACGGCTTTATGCCCCGCGGCAACAACAACTACGGCGCTGACCATGCGCACGCATGGGAGAAGGGCACCCCGGCCAACTACGACAGCAGCGGCAAAGTGAATCTGAACCTGACCGGCTCTGGTCCTGTGAGCTGGAACCATAACAACGATCTGACCGGCATTGCAGACCTGAACGGTAATGCGTGGGAGTGGGCTACCGGCCTGCGCCTGATGGACGGCGAGATCCAGATCATACAGCACAACGATGCTGCGCTTGCCACGGCAGACCTGTCCGCAGCAAGCAGCCTGTGGAAAGCCATTGCCGCAGACGGCAGCCTTGTGGCACCCGGTTCCTCCGGCACCATCAAGCTGGACTGGCGCGGCAGTAAGTGGACCCTTGTCACCGATGCACTGACCGGGCAGAGCGAGGACGGCCACGGCACGGGCTTTAATGCTCTGGCGACCACTCTGTCTGCTGTACCGCAGATCCTTTACGGCATCGGCGTGTACCCGCAGGAGCCGAACGGTGACTATGGCGGCGATGACGTGTGGGCCATCAACAAGGGCGAGCGCATCCCGCTCCGGGGCGGCAGCTGGCTCTACACTTCCGGCGCGGGCGTGTTCAGGCTGGGCCTGAGCGATGCGCGCTCCAGCGCCGGCGGCGGCGTTGGGCGGCGTTCCGCTTTTGTGGGTTCCCTCTGATAAGAGGGGCAAACCGCAAACCGACCGACAGTAAACCGATGGGGCGGCGATAGCCGCCCCCTATATTTTGCAGAGCCTGGGAAAATGACATGAACAGTATTGAAAACGAAAAGTTGCAGCAGATGAACACGCCAAACGGAGGCTACCGCCTGAAAGAAGCGGTGAAGGACATGATAAACTACGGAAGCCCCATACTGGTGCAGTTTCCGAGAGTGGAAAAATACGGCCTTGCAAAGCGTATCCGGGAAACGATGTACGATATGCTGCACCTGTGCAACGTGATCCAGAAGAAATACTACAAGCGCGACACCTTGCGTGAGTTCGATACCCTGCTGCTGGATCTGCGGGATTATCTTGACGAGGCGGCGAACCCCAGACTGTATCCGCAGGGTACAGAACCGAAGAAAAAGCGCAAGAAGCGGGCGGACGGTCAAGCACCGGAAGCCCCGCCGCAGCCTGTCACCTGCATCACGATGCACCAATACGCGACATGGAGCAAATATACCGGGGCAATCGGCGGAATGATCGGCAATTACATGAAGTATGTGGAGGGCAAGCAGTCCAAATAGGGCTGCTTGCCTTTTTGCATAACCGGGGCCTGACCATCATTTACGCATCCCGATCCGGGGCGGCAGCTGGAACAACACTTCCAACGCGGGCGTGTTCAAGCTGAACCTGAAC